CCGATCAGGAGTGGTGTTTCCGTAAGTTCGGTGGCGAGATATCTGTGGCAGTTCAACTATGACGGCACGTTTGATCATGTGTTTGACGACAATCAGGGCACCGGATTTGACGACGACATCTATGTTGTCAAGGCACAAGATGATGGAAAGATATTGTGTGGTGGAGATTTTCTCAATGTTAATGGAGCGTCAGCGACACGCATTGTGCGCCTGAATCTAGATGGCACGAGTGATGAAACTTTCGACGCATCAGCTACATTCGGATCATCCGTCAACGATATTGCCATACTTTCCGATGGCAATATAATCGTCGGAGGAAATTTCACTAACGGTACCGGACGATATTTAAAGAAAATAAATTCTTTTGGATCAGTTGTTTCTGAGTTCAATTCAAATATTTCAACAAACATAAATGGTGAGGTGCTGTGTATTCATCTGCAGGATGATAACAAGGTATTGATCGGTGGATCCTTTACCGATCCCGCCAACTATGTAGGACGCTTTAATTCAGATGGCACCGAAGATACGGCGTTCACTGCCAATGCGGCGACCGTCCTGAACGGACAGGTTAACGACATAGCCGTTCAGTCTGATGGGAAAATAATTGTCGTCGGCGAATTCACTAAACCAACACGTTACGTGGCGCGACTCCTATCGACTGGTGCGGAAGATACGGACTTTTCGCAAACAATTGGAAATACGATTGCCCCAGTGAGACTAGCCACAACAACTGGAATCAACCTTGCCTCATTTTCCTCAACCATAGATGGCCAAGCACTTGTCAATGGAGATAGGGTCCTTGTCAAAGATCAGGAACTAACTGCATCAATTACTGCTGTCGCCCCAAACACCCCAACATCAGGAAAAGTTAGATTTACAACATCGGCTGCCCATGGATTTGCTGAAGATGATTATGTAATCATTACTGGAATAGCCCCAGGTCAATATAATCAAACGTATGAAATTGATGCTGTTACATCGACTACCTTTGATGTGGTTCAGGCGTATGCCGATACACCTACCAAAGTAACGGGTTCGGCTTCGGCGCGACGTGAACAAAATGGTGTTTATGTCTATTCTGGAACATCGTTTACACGCGCAACAGATCTAAACACGAAAGCAAAAGTACTTGCCGAACCTATTGTTGCGGTTACGGAGGGAACAAGCAACTCTGGAACGTTCTGGAAGGTAACGCCATATAGTCTCAATTTCACGATTGACACAACATTTGTGGACATAGTGACGTCTTCGTATTTCATAGACGATTCGGTCAGCACGGTTGCGGTTGATGGTGATGATAAGATCGTGCTGGGTGGGGCTTTTACTGAGCCTGCGAATCACTGTGCACGTCTACTTGATGATGGCACTGTAGACTCAAGATTCAATTCAAACCTATCCTCATCATTTTTTGGCTCCTCTTCGGCCAATGAGGTCACATCAATCGTTCTCGATGACGAAAACAACGTCTATGTTGCTGGGGAGTTTTACCCAGAAATTAAAAAACTTAATTCTGATGGAACAGAAAATACTGCTGTTAGTACACAAATTCTCAAGTCCGTGGTAGATATGCGATCAATAGCGGTTCTGCCAATTTATCAAGATGACCCATGGCAAATACATGTCCTTACCCTCGCTCGCGAAACAGCCGACACCGATCCGGCCTCAGTTGTCACTGGTGTCGCACCATCGTCACCGACATCTGGATCGGTGACATACACGACAAGCTCGGCTCACGGATTTACAGCTGGGGATACTGTAACAATTCGGAGTCTTTCTGCAAGTGGATATAACGGGACGTTTGAGGTTACCTCTGCCCCAACACCGACCACTTTCGTAGTCGCAAACGCGACAACAACCGTATCCACTTCGACAATCAGCGCAGTGACCCCCTCGACGCCAAGTTCGGGCTCCGTGCGATACACAACATCATCGGCCCACAATCTTTCTAGTGGGGATATTGTTGTAATTACCGGTTTGGCGCCGTCTGGATATAATGGAACCTTCACCGTCACTTCGGTGACAGCCACAACATTCGATGTCGTCAACGCAACAACCTCAACTGTGACTGTTTCAAGTGGAACTTGTGCTGCTGTCGACGACCAGGATGGGACGGCATCCAGATCATCGGAAGCAATACTTGAACTACTTGAATACAGTAAACCAATGGGTTACCAAATCACTCATTCGTCTGAAAATTTATTCGAATTTACATTAAATAGCGTTGCGTTGGGTAAACTGTCCAAGGCATCACTCGGCTAAGGAGCAAAAATGGCTGACTCAGGATCTGGATGGAAAGAATTTCAAGCAAATGCCGTACTTACTGCATCGGAGGTAAATGGCTATTTGATGAACCAGTCGGTACTTGTGTTTGCTGATACAGCCGCCTACACAAACTCTGGTTTTACTCCCGATGATGGCGCCGTACGATACATAGAAACAGCTGGGGCTCCAGAGTATTACGATGGCACTAGCTGGGTTAGGCTGGCAGCTCAGTCGGAGATTGGTGGATTCGTCACAACAGAACAGGGTGACTTGGCAACCTTTGACCCCACAGTGGGGGCCGGAGAAGTTGTCGCGCTTCCGGTGGGCACAAACGGTACTGTTCTTATTGCCGACAGCACGGTAGGCCCAGGTCTCAAATGGGGACAGGTAGCAACTGTAGGACTGGCCGACGATGCGGTCACCGTTGACAAAATACTTAATGGCACAAACGGTTACTTTCTCTCAAGTACCGCTTCGGCCGTCGTTTGGGCAGAAGCAGTGACGCCTACCGCAACTCAAACCCTCACAAATAAAACCCTAACATCACCAGTAATCAACTCCGCTACTCTTTCCACCTCAACAATTAACCAATCTGTTCTGAGTAGAGCAATAGAGCAGTGGAGCTACTCTACGTCATCGCCTTCTGGTGTGTTGTCGCTTGATCCAACTAGCTCCACTGCTTTCTTTTACAATCCATCTACAGCAGTTACCACCACATGGACGCCAACTTTTACAAATGCAAACATCAACACGCTTCTCGGCGCTGATGGACGAGCTGTAACAATAGTTGTCATAGTAAAAGTTGGATCAAGCGCGGGGTATTCAAGTTCGATCACCATCACTAGCGCATCAAGTGTAACTACGTTATGGCAGGGTGGCATTACTCCCGGAACCACAAACACCAGTGCGGGAACAGACGCATATACCTACACAATTGTACGCACTACTGCGGATAATTATACGGTTTTCGCCTCTAGAACTAGGTTTGCTACCTAATATGCCCCTGTTTGCTTCTTTCGGCGCAACTGCTGCACGCGGTTTGGGGCTCACCAGTGGCATGCCACCGGGTGCACCAACTATCAATAGTACAAGCGTAACCCCAACTACGGTTGTTGTGAATTTTACTGCAGTAACCGGTTCATTTACGATCTCTTACTTTGAATACAGTTTAAATGGTGCCGCGTACACTGGATCGATTAGTGGTTCCGCAACATCATTCACAATTAGTGGACTCATACCATCAACCGCCCACTCGATAACAATGCGCGGAGTTGATGTAACGGGACAGTCTGGTCCGGCATCAAGTTCAGCTAGCGCCACAACTTCTGCCGAAGTAGCAAATAGCGCTCCAGTCGTAACATTGACTCAGCTTGATTCTGACGTCGATCCACTAAATGCTACCAAACTAAAGTGGAGCTTCGCGGCTTCCAGTGGCGGGACCTATGCGGTATCCTACTATCAGTACCGTCTGTATCGTGGTGCAACTGAGCTGACATCAGGGTTTACAACAACACCTATGTCGCCTAGCACCGACTACATAATCACTGGTCTGGTGCATAATGCCGCACATACGGTCGAAGTTCGAGCAGTTTCTGCAACATCCGGTTTAGCTGGTACGGCAGGTACTGCGACGACATCAACCGATGTTGAGAAGGCATACCTCGCGCCAAGCGTAACAGTCAATAGCGTCAACACCACCCAGGCCACGTTCACTAGATCAACACCAACAGGTGGAACCTATGCGATTGCTAGCTATAAATGGCAAACAAAAAACTCTTCAGGGCATCTCGTCAACTCTGGAACACTCACGGCGGCAGAAACGTCAAAAACAGTTGCAGTTGGTGTTGGGGCGGATGAATTTTTCACAGTTGAGGTTGCCGCAGTTTCAGCAACAACAGGAACCGTCGGAACCTATGGGGCCAGTAGCAACGAACATCCTGCGATTCGGCAGCTGGACCCATTGACACCTACTGTCGGAACACTTAACTGGCATAGCGACATGAATGTAAACTCAACAACCGCAAAGCTTGAAATGATGCAACCGACATATAGCACCTCAGCCACATTAGTCATATCTGGTGTTGGCACATATTCCGCAACATCTTCTGGTGACAAATGGGTATGGTCTGTTGATGGGCTAAGTTTTAACCAAACATATTCAATATATGCCTATGTCACCAATAGAATTTTTGCTAACTCCGGGAACAGCAATACCAGGAGTTTCGTAACACCAAAGAAGAACGTTGCTTGGAGATATCCAGCGTCAGCTGATTATACAGAAAAAGTTATTGCACTTCAGGGAACATGTGGGACAACCGATATCGGTAATGTGGTCTTGACGCTACCGTCTTCACCATCAACCGACAGTGAGGTGGGGTACAAATTTATCAATACGATCAATTGTGAGTTTGCCGAACTACTAACACACCGAGAAGCAGACGGCGGTCTTGCAAACCTCAACTCTTCAACACGAAACACGCAATGGGAGATCTTGAACGGAGGAACACCCAGTGGCTGGTCATCCCTATTTGGGATTGCGTTCTCAGAAGGGGGGTTGGACTATAATCCTCCGCCAAACTTTACCGCAGGAGAGCGTTCCTATGGTGTCTATATGGGTGGAAGCGACATCAGCGAAAAAAAAGCAAAAGTTGCCGTCAATGGTACCGGCTGGGGTCAATACCAGAGTAACTGTTCAGCACCAGGGACTTTCGCATTTAGGGCACGAAATTTTTACGTTGAGGGCCACCAGACAGTTGGCGGGAGTATCTCCTAGATTATCGCACTCATTAATGTATAATATTTATGGAGGTAGTTATGTCAACTAAATTCATTAAAGATACCGCAGAGCGTGCAGTAACAGCATTTGTTGCTGCATATGTGGGCGTTTGGGTTGAGGCTGGATCAGACTTCGATGCACTCACAAATGCCGACAACCTAAAGGTTGGCGCAGTTGCTGCTGTGGCCGTTGTTGCCGCTGCATTCGGACTGAAGAAAGTCGGCCCCAATAAGGACTCTGGCTCCATCCTCTGATAGTCCTGCCAGGACATACCCAACTCAACTACAATATTGAGTGATGTTGGAGGAGAGTGAACCATGCTTGCTGGTATTTATAATATAACTTGCGAACAGGGCTCTACTTTCAGCCGAATTATTACCGTCGAATACCCCGACCCCGATGATGCATCAGTGATGCTCCCTTGGGATTTTACTGACTATACGGCGCGTATGCAAATACGTCGTACAATAGAGTCAACAGCGGTCATGATTGAATTGACAACCGAGAATAATGGCATCGAATATACGGATGCCGTGAATGGTGAAGCCACAGTCAGGATGACCTCTGCAGAGACAGCAGCACTTGAAACTAGCGGTGTTTATGACCTGGAAATTATTAGTTCATCCGGCGATGTGTCAAAACTCATAAAGGGCACATTCACGCTGCTGCCCGAGGTTACCAGATGAGCGGCATACCCAATACTGTCAACATTCAACAGGATACGCCAAATACCGTAACCGTTAATCAAGAAGACCAGAACCTCGTCACTATTCAAACAGTAACAAACTCCGTTACTGTAGCAACGGGGTCAATATCACAGGGCGTTACTCGCCGACATGTTCATACCCAAGGCACCGTATCGTCGACCTGGACGATTACCCACACGCTTGGTGGAAAGCCAAGCGTAACAGTTGTTGATTCTGCGGGTACGGTGGTTTTTGGTGAGGTACAATATTTATCAAATACCCAAGTTAGGGTATTATTTAGTGCACCATTTTCTGGTTTTGCCTACTTAACTTAAGGAATAAAAATGGCCCAAAAATTCCTAACAAATATTGACCTCAATCAGAATCAACTTATCAATGCGACATTTGAGGTTGTTGCCAGTGACCCTGGTTCGGGCAACTTCGAAGGCCGTCTCATCTATCAGAGCACGACTGATACCATCAAAGTTTACGCCAACGGTGCATGGCGTTCGCTCCCCCACACCATCTCGGCTGGTGGCGCGCACACCGATGCCCTAACTGTTAGTGAATCAAACGGTACCGTTTCGCTGACACTCAATCTTGCTGATACAGACAGTGCGGGTTTGTTGCCAGCGTCGTTCTGGAATGCCATCAATGATGCGACAGATGCGGCGACTGCCAGCAAGATTGCCAAACGAGATGCGAACGGAAATCTTAGTGTTGCCACACCAACCGAGGCTGGGCATGCTGCGACCAAGGCCTATGTAGACGCAGCAAGGTCTGGCCTAGATGTCAAGGCGTCAGTTCGTGTTGCTACAACGGAGGCAATCACGCTTTCTTCAGGGCTGGAAAATGGCGACACGATTGATGGCGTAGTGCTTGCAACCGGGAACAGAGTCCTCGTAAAGAACCAGGACAGTGCATCCGAAAACGGAATTTACGTAGTTGCCGCGTCCGGTTCCCCAAGTCGCGCCGATGACGCGGATACTTCTGCCGAAGTAACTGCAGGAATGTTCACCTTTGTCACCGAGGGTACTGTAAATGGTGATGCGGGCTTTGTCCTGACTACGAACGACACAATTACTCTGGGAACGACCCCCCTGGTATTCGCACAGTTTTCCGGTGCCGGACAAATAACTGCTGGTGCGGGTCTAACAAAAAATGGCAATACTCTTGATGTAGTTGGTACGGCTGACAGAATCACCGTTAACGCCGACACAATTGATATTGCTTCAACATATGTTGGACAGTCAACCATCACGACACTGGGCACCATTACAACCGGTGTATGGAACGGCACGGCAATCGCGATTGCAAGCGGTGGTACGGGCGCCACCAGTGCCTCAACGGCGAGGTCCAATCTTGGCCTTGCGATTGGCACAGATGTTCAGGCGCACGATGCCGAACTTACCGCACTTGCTGGCCTAACATCAGCGGCAAACAAAATGCCCTACTTCACCGGCTCGGGCACCGCCGCATTGGCCGACCTAACGGCGACAGCACGAACGCTCCTTGACGATTCAACCACATCAGACATGCGCACCACGCTTGGTCTTGCTATCGGCACTGACGTACAGGCCTACAACGCAACCCTGGCAACAGTTGCTGGGGGAACATATACTGGTGATGATTCAATCACTACAGTCGGAACAATTTCTGCGGGGACATGGAACGGCACGGCCATTGCGGTCACTCATGGTGGCACTGGTGCGGCGACTGAATCTGGGGCTAGAACGAACCTTGCTTCAGCATCAGGCGAATCAACTGGTCGCACAACCAGCACCCCATCTCTTGCGCGAGTCGCAAAACAAGGTTGCGCAGCATCAGTAAGCGGAACATCGACCACTACGGTTACGCATAACTTCGGAACAACTGACGTCAACGTGCAGATTTATGAAGTGAACACCGGAGCAACTGTTATTGGTGACGTAACGCGCTCAAATGGAAACACCATATCTGTGGTTCTCTTGGGGTCAATTTCCGTAAATGATTACACAATCGTTGTAGTCGGTTGATAAAGGGCCTTGAGGGGCCGCGAATAGGAAGCGATTGAGGTCGTGGCACAGAAATTTACCGTTCCCATAACGATACGGCAGTTATCGTCTGCCGGTTCTGATGCCATTACCGTTTTCGTTGACGCAGATACCTATGCTCGCCTCCAGGTACAGGCGGGTGGCCGTTTAGTTTGGGGACCAGGAAGCGGTGCTGCGGATACTAATCTCTATCGCGACAGTGCCGACGTCCTCAAAACCGACGACACCTTTAAGGCTGCTGCACTCTTTGTCGATGATATTGAGGTAGATACGACGGGCGCAACAAGCAACCAGGCCCTAGTATTTGACGGTACAAAATTCAAACCCACGACAGCAACTGGTCCTCAGGGGGCGCAGGGTCCTCAGGGAGCACAGGGGGCGGCCGGTTCTCAGGGCGCTACGGGTACACAGGGGCCACAAGGGGACACTGGACCACAGGGTGCCACCGGAGCACAGGGGGCGGCCGGACCACAGGGGGCAACCGGAGCACAGGGTGCTACCGGCGCCACGGGCGCGACCGGTCCTCAGGGCGATGTGGGCGCTACGGGCGCTCAAGGCCCTCAGGGAGCCACTGGAGCACAAGGGGCCACCGGAGCACAGGGAGCAACTGGTCCACAAGGCTCAACTGGTGCCACTGGTGCTCAAGGACCGCAAGGGGCAACTGGGCCACAAGGAGACACAGGACCACAGGGGGCAACTGGTCCCCAGGGTCCTCAGGGGGCACAGGGAGCAACCGGTCCTCAGGGCGCACAGGGTGCTCAGGGTCCTCAGGGCTCTCAGGGACCTCAGGGTTCTACTGGTCCACAAGGAGCAACTGGTCCCCAAGGGGATACAGGACCTCAGGGTCCTCAAGGAACACAGGGGGCGACAGGACCGCAGGGGGGTGCTGGTCCACAAGGCTCTACGGGCGCTACGGGTGCACAGGGAGCAACCGGTCCTCAGGGCGCTACGGGGGCACAGGGTTCACAGGGAGCAACCGGCGCACAAGGCGACATCGGACCTCAGGGCGCTACCGGCGCTCAAGGAGCAACTGGTCCACAAGGAAATCCCGGCGCACAAGGAGCAACTGGTCCTCAGGGAGATGCTGGCCCTCAGGGGGCCACCGGAGCACAAGGCTCAACTGGAGCACAGGGGGCAACAGGCTCACAGGGTCCACAGGGTGCTCAGGGCAACTTTGGCGGAATTACATTTGACTACACCTTTGATTCAAATACCGCACAAACTGACCCCGGTGCAGGAAAACTAAAGTTTAATAATTCACCCCTTGATACATCGACTGAACTAATTATTGATGATGTTGATGACAACTCAACGGACATTCAGTCATACCTAAGGACAATTGATGACTCTACGAGCACAATTAAGGGTCACTTCCGTGTTTCTAAAAAAGGTGATTCGTCGGCATTTGCCCTATTCACCATTTCTTCAATAACTGAAGAAACCGGATTCTTCCGCGTTTCGTCGTCGTTTGTTACAGGCTCAAGCACTACACCATTCGCAAACAACGATGATGTCATCATTACATTTGCTCGAACTGGAGATGTTGGCGCACAGGGCGCTCAAGGTGCTACTGGTGCTCAAGGTGCTACTGGTGCTACTGGTGCTCAGGGCGCTACTGGTGCTCAAGGTCCACAAGGAGACGCTGGTGCTACGGGCGCACAAGGAGCAACCGGAGCAACGGGGGCACAGGGACCGCAGGGTGCGACAGGTGCCCAAGGGGCAACCGGCGCAACTGGTGCACAAGGACCACAGGGTGATGTGGGACCACAGGGATCAACGGGTGCTCAGGGTGCGACGGGAGCAACTGGTGCGCAAGGACCCCAGGGTTCAACCGGCCCTCAGGGCGCTCAGGGC